TCCAGCGGTCCTAGCAGTCTGCAACGCCCTGTACGATGTCGTGATGTCATTCTGTACAGATCGAAGGTCGGTTTCTAGACCCGTTCTCTTGGCTTCCATCGTGGCGTTGTGACCATCCATTAGGACACTTAAGAAGCCTTCACGGTTCGCAAGTATTTTGTCTATGTCATATTCTCTAGCCATGTACGACACGATATTGCCAATGGTCTCTTCACCCTCAACTCGTGTGAAAGCACCTGTCTGCTCTGCCATTCCCTTTATCGCATTGAAGAAGGCCCGGACCTGCTTAGAACTCGACACCAACGAGTCCTTTAGTACCGACAAGTCTGAAGCGTCTAAAGTTTCATGGCCTGGATAGTGGTACGACCCATCGTCTTTCTTTGCTGATATATCGATGTCGTCAAAGGACTCACCTCTTCTGGTTAGCCGTGCCACCATAGAGTTGTAGGTGTCCCTGTTTGCTCGTCCTCCGGCCCTTTTGTACTCATTAAAGTTGTCTCCAACCTTCTGCACCCTGCCAAACGCATCCAGTTCAACTAGGTGCAACATAGACTCAATAGACGGACGGGCGTACTGGCCCTCCAATGCTAGCGAGTCATCCATGCCAGCAGACGCACCATCCTCACCGGAGGCCCGCCTAGTGTTTATAAGAGGGTTGGAGGTGAGGAAGCCACCCAACTCTCTAACCCTAGTGCTTTTAGAAGTCGCTACTTGAACATTCGGATTGAGCCATGCGATCTTCTTTAGCATGGTGGACATCCAGCCAGTCTCATCCTCGAATCCAGCCAATGCCCTAATCGGTCCAGCCACTTCGCCCTTAACCGTTTCTATGGCGTTTTCCCATGCTTGATGAGCGTTGAGTGTCGCATCCCCAACAATGCCCAGTCTCACTTCCTCCATTACTTCCGCTACATCTACATCCATGCCTTGGAGTTGGTCTACGAGTGCCCTGCTGTACTGAGCATTAGCGTCAATTACAGCATCAGTCATGTACTCGTGACCAGTCAACGACATCATTGATGATCTGTAGCCCTTGCTGAGTCCCACGCCTAGGCCGCCCATAATGCCGCCGAACACGCCGCCTCCGATTATGCCGAATATCAACTCTTCATTCGTCCGCAATCCCTGCTGCGACTTCAGGATTACTTCTGCTACAGCACCTCCGGCAACTCCCTCAAGGGCAGACAATCCTAATATCTGTGGGACGGTATTCCGGGCAACCCCGCTAGAAAGAAGCAACTTCCTCCTAGCCTTTCGAGACAACGCTCGCCCTGCGGGAGTCATGGTCGCTGTCCCCACACTATGGGCTACATTTAGTTCATAGGCTAAAGTTCTAGTCGCAGCAGCCCTAGCGACTGAGAGTTTCGCTACCGACTTGACTCCAATGCCTATCCCCCTGAGTGCCGTAGCAAACGGAATCAGATTCTCTGGACTAAGAATCCCTGCTGGCAAGTAGTATAACAGCCCCTCAACGAAGCCTAAGTTGTCCAGAACCGCTCTGTTCTCTTCCTCTTTGACGATCCTAGCCTTCACCCACTCTAGTTCTTCAGGACTTTCTGCGGTCATTAGTTCAGGGAAGTCTTCTTTGTATGACTCGAACCCATTAAGCATTGCGAGATGCTCAGGTCCATTATTGAAGCCACCCTGTTTGTCAAATACCGTGAAGTAGTCTCTAACTGAGGTGTAGAAGCCCCAACCTAGATTCTCTTGCCCGAATGCGGCACCAGCAGTGTTGAGGATTCCGCCAGTGTTCCCCCCACGGTACTTGGCTAATGCTGGCGACAACTCGTCCGCCATGCCCCTGCTAGTCCGGTAACTGCTTAACGCCTGCTCGCCTAGCGACAAGTGCTTGGAAAGAACCGAATCAACATCGTGGAAGTTTACTATTTCAGCCACTGGCTAGTCCTCTTCCTTAGGAGATAGACCCCATCGAAGTTCACGACTGCCTCCGGGTGCGTCAAATCGGAAGGATGGAGGAATAGGATTGCGTTCCTCGTAAGGTTCCTTGTAGGGATCCATATCAAACCAGTTGAACCCCCAATGGATCCAATCCCGTTGCTTCCTTATCTCTTCATCAGTCTTTGTCATTTTGAAGTATTTCCGTGGACTAACCATTGCCTTGCTTGCCCACTCGAACAACTCTTCGGGGCTATTCAGCCGACCCAGTTCTTCTTCTAGTTGCTTAGTAGCAGTATCGTATTCGTCCCGATCTATAATCTTACGAACTACAGAGTCAGGGCTCTCCGTGTTGGTGCCCGCCGGGAATAGGTATGCTGCTCTTTTGAAGTCTTTCCTGACGAGGCCTTTGAGGCTGGGGAGAGTGTTATTTGATCCGCTAGAAATCAATCCATGATGTTTGTCTGCTAGCCTTTTCAGGTAGCCGGAATCATCTGACCCTTCGTACCCAGTTGCTACGCTTCCGTAAGCCGTGAAGTCTGACGGCGACAACACTATCGTCAGTGGCTTCGTTATTTCGTCCCTGTTCGCCTCATACTTTCCTGACTCGTTGATCCCAAGAATGTTTCCGTCTTTTGTTTGCACTGTTACGAGTACCTTTATCTCGGGATCCTCAAGTAAGTTTCCTTCAGCATCTTCGAGAAACATTGCTTCGACCATAGTGAACCTGTGATCCACGAAGTCTTCCAGTGTCCCTTTGTAGCCGACATCTGAAAGAGTCCTAAGGACCGCACCCTGTGCAGCCTCACCGATCTTCATAGCGGGGCTGCCTGCCATAGAGGTCTGGCCAAGAAACTCTTTACTGAACCCTTTTTCCGCCCTATTGAAGAAAGGCATCCATGTGGCCGATGTAACTTCTGATGCATATTTAGATGACAGGTATTTCGACCCCGGTGTTCCATTGGTGTCCCAGAAAGTGCTAGTCCACCCCGTATTAAGCAAATCAAGGTCCGGGTTTTCCAGCATGAGTTTATAGTGGTTCCTGTTCGCTATGGCCGTGAAGGTCGCTTTCTGGTCGGCAGTTAGTCGTATGCCCTCGCCCATAGCCTGGTTCATAAACTCCTGTCCAAACTCGAAGTCTGGATCTTCGTACTTTGCTAACTCTAGTTCTTCCCCTCTGACTACATTTTGCTTCCCTTTCATAACTATTTCCTGGGAAGCCCTAAAGACTTGAGCATCGTTCAAGGTCGGATCCGTCTCTCTAATGTAGTTCATGTAACCTAATAGAATTCGCATATCCTGTTTCACCCCAGCAGGAAATAATCCAACAAGGTGTCCGGGGGTTTCTTTGTCAGTCGAAGTCCTATCCATCAATGCCAAGATCGCATTACGGCTAGTCTCTGGAGAAAAGGCCAAGGAAAGGAGGGTACTAGATAGGGCTTCTGGAACCTCAGATGTCGAAGAGTAGGCTTTGTTAGCCACACTTCTAATGTACTCACGCTGTCTGGCACCTTGCATACTGTGAACAGTGGGCAAGAACTGGTCCCTTATCGCATTCGTCATGTCGGTACCTGAGATCTTGTCGTATGCGACCCCCTCAGTGTTTTCCATGAAACTGGGGCTGAACAGGTACAGGGTGGCTGCCTTGGAGGTTTGATCCATATCCATGAGTCGAGCGGCTTCTCCACGCAACTCTGGTGTTAGGTGTGAAAGAGCCTCACTTACTTGACTTGCTGTATCCGTAAGATGCAGAGTCCCGGCTTCGTAGTCGATCTCGTGGAAGCCTAGATTAGCAGTGTCCGCTTGAATCTTCTTAAGGGACTCAAGCATTTTATCTGCCCCTAGACCTCGGCCCGCTATACCAAGAAAGTCGTAGTTCCCTTTATTCACATCCGCATAGAACATAATCTCAGTTGCTAGACTTATCTTTTTCGCCCCTACCTCTAGCCCCCTAAGGAGTTCTCTCGGATTGAGAGCGTCTAGTGCTTGTTGCTCGGCATTGGGATCTGAAATGTTCCCTATTAGTGTTTCCGTATAGTTGAACTTATCCCTTAGATCTTCTATGGCCTGCGGGTCACCATACTGGAACTCCCCATCCTTTATCTGTTTAGACATATCAATACTGCTCTGTACTGATAATGCGGCGGTGGAGGTATCTGCCTTCTTGGACATCTGTTGCCTGAAGGTTGTTTCTGAAAATCTAGGATCACTTGCTAGCCGACTAGCCCTGTCCTCTCCTAGTATTTCAGTTATCCCCGCTTGCGGGTCTCTCGCTAAGGCACTGGACTTAATGATTGTTTCTTCATAGTTTAATGACCCATCTTCGTTAAGGACCGACGAGGCATCTCCGACTTCTGTTAGGCTTAACCGGATATCCTCCTCATCCGCCTTGACCGCTTGCTGTTGTAGACGGCTGCCTATTCCATATAGCCCCCTAGCAAGTGCGGCCTCTGGAGTGTCCTCGGTTGGGGCGATCCTAGGGATTGGTGAAATACCAATATCTGGCCTGGATCGTGGTAGGCGAATCTTAGCCACTTGACCCTCCAAAGTAAGAGGTGCCAGCGTTGGCTATGCCTGAGATCATATCAATATTAGCCGCAGACTTCTCGGACTTGAGATTCATGGCAATCATCTTCAATTCCGCCTCGCTACCAGCCAGAATACGCTCCCTCCTGCGACCAGACTTGAGCATCTCGTCGGACTTAACGCTCTGTACACTCCCGCTAGAAGTCCTCACTCCAGACGCTCCAGCACTTGCCATGATCTGGCTTTGAAGAGCGTTTCTGGACAGTCTGTTGTCCTCTATTCCGTAATCCCTTTGCCGGATCACCTGACTTCTCTGGAAGGCAGCCTTTCTCTTGGCGGCCTTTTTCTTGGCCTTACCACCAAAATAAGATCCAGCCACATTCAGGACTGCTGCTGCTGCTGCTAGGCTCATTTTTTAATCTCCAAAGTCATACTCTGCGTTATACCCAGATAACTCGAACTCATACGGGACTGACTGGTTAATGCTAATCTTTGGCTGTGGACCGTATTCCCCGATTACTGAGACACTGTAGAATCCAGGGGAATCAGGCACAAGACTCAAACCTGCCGTAGCAGGAAGTATACTGTAGCCTTCTACTACTCCTCCACGAGCCGCATTCAGATATGCTCTAATGCGGCTTATGTTCTTGTTCCTGCCACTTGTTGACCCTTTACCCGGAAGCATGAACTCAGGAATGTTAGGGACTAGCGAGAAAGTATACGGTAGCCCTATGTAAACCTTGGTTGGAGTGGTGCCCAATACCGTTCCCGTGCCAGAATCGCCAAAGAATATCTTGTTTCCGGCCTGAACAGTCGCATTCCCGTAGTACAGTTCCACTCCTCCAACCTCAAGGATGTATGACACTTCCTTGCCGAGCAAATCAGCACTAATGTTGATTACTCCGGCAAGAGCCCCGGTATTCACGATATCGCCGCCTGTATGCTCCTCTATGAGATCCATACGCCTGTTGTAGTATGTGGGGTCGGATGTTATGTAGGATCCCCTAGAAACGGTCGTAGCCCCTGTGAGGAGTACCCGTGCCCAGAGAGAGGCATTTCCAGAATCGTCTACAGTTCCAACAATGTCGTCTATGGTTGTGTAGTTCGAGTTGTTCCATTGAGACCAACCGTACACTCCATTTGCTACATCCTTACTGAAACAGTAGAGATTTCCAAGGCTGGTCCTAACAAACAATCTTTGGAACTCTGTACTAACCAGTTCTACTCGTTCTATTGTCTCGTTTTTTGTAAGATGTTTTGCAAACTGAAAAAGATCTTCAGTTTCGTATCTCTGTCTTCTGTCTGCATAGGATATGGCTCTGATTGTCCTCTTCCCCGTTGGGATAAACACAATGTCGCTACCAAAAAGGATTGCTTCTTTAAGAAATTCACTTCCGTAAGAAGATTGCAACTCGACATTCAAGGTTCCTGAAGATATGGGTACGCTAGTAATCACATATTCTTCTTGGGTCGTCCCTACAAACAACTGGTTGAACTGACTCTTTAACCAAGAGATTTTTCCACCAGCCTTAGACGAGATAATGAAAGAGAGACCGTCGGCATCTAAGGAACCAGTATTAAAATTCGTCAGTTCACCAGATTTGCTAGATATTATCGTTAGTCCTAAGTTCTGGATCTCTGGGAGAATAGCAAGGGTTGATTTGCTTCCATCAAAACCAGCAAGGAATGTGCGTTCTTGGTGAATCTCAATGGTATTTACGGTTAGTGGTTTTAAATCTTGAGTATGACCAGCAGGAGTATCACCAAAATGCCGCAAGGCTCTACCCGTAATTTTCCAGTATGCACCCCAACCTGGATCTCCCCAAAGAGTAGAAACCGAGTCAAAGGGAGCATTGATAGAATCCCCCGAAGCCACTTTCCCGCTCCAGTCTTCAATTTCCCACTCAGAAATTCTAAAAGTATCTGAACCTATAAGCGGGTAAACTTCACCAATGGGGGCATTTTGTCTACAGGTAGTAGACGCTACGGTAGTCGAAAGAAGGCCTCCAGACGAACTAAATACAGGATAGGTCGTATCGATTGTTGTATTATTTTGTGACCCAACCAACTGTACTGGTTCATAGGTAGCCGATGGATTTGTCTTTTGGCTTTTAGTTCTTGCTACTACGCTAGGGAAGAATCCATTTTTAGGAGTAGGTAGACCATCCGCATAAAGCCCATCACTGGAGGCTAGGAATATTTGAAGTGTTTTACCATCACTTGAATTCCAACCAGTCGGAGCCGCTAAATTTTGCTCATCTATTCCTTTTCTCAGCATTCTTGTTCTTGTAAGTAAATCATACACCTGTTTATCACCAATAAGAAAATGTTGTTCATATCTAACAACTGGACCTGAACCCATATTATAGGTTATGACTATCTTCCCAATTTTTCCAGGTTCCAAAACAGATTCAGTATCTGAATCTATGTCAGTGGAGAATTGCCACAATGCTAGATTCAGGCCTTGGAGTGGGAAGGGTCCAGGACCGTCGTTAATGACAGCCCAGTTTGCAGAATAAATAACACCAGCAAGTGGGGCCCCTGGAGTTGGACGGTTAGTAAGAATCTTTCCAACAGGTATCCAGTTTCGATAAGGTCCAGACCAGTCCAGCGTTTCAATATTTTGTGCTTCTGTATTTCCCAATGGACCATTATGGTAGTCCCACTTACAGTTAAACTGCGTAGAGGAAATATATCCCGCTGAATTTAATACTAAAGTGTAACCCCAGTTTGATCGTCCTGGGGCTAATCCGGTCCCCCCCCCTGCTAAAGTTTGATTATATCGATAAGGAAGAACATACATATCTCCACCATCATTGCTATCAAACCATCCCGATCCAGCAGTTAACACTGTATCACGAGCAAAGGCGTCATATTTTGCTGAGAATGCCATAGTAACTGGTGGAGTGGAATTTATAAGAATTCCTGGTAACTCAATGGCATAGCGAAGGCTAGAATAATTAGTTCCAAATTTACCAAACTCATGCCTGAATACACCCTTATCGGTTAGCACAATCAAATCGGGTCCACGATATGCAACATCCAGAATCATGCCTGTGAAGGTTTGAACCGGGTGGTTAAAAGAACTGATTGTATAGGTGGTGGTTCCACCGTAGATCATTATCCTCTCGCCATAACCAGTCACATATTGGTAGGACTTCTCTGTTGCTGTCTGGTATGAAGTGTCGTCTACGCTTCCCCACCGCTTGGCAGCAGAACCCGTACTCGACAGAATGGCGTTAGTGAGCGTCTGACAGCCACTCTGGTAAGGCTGAGATTCGTACTGTGCCCTGATGTTGGGGTCCACTTCTCCAAAACCAAAGGATTGTTGTGCGATATAGACCATTAGATGTACCTAACTCCTAGGAGACTTGTTGATCCCATGATCTGAGGGGTGCCTTCTTGCCCATCTACACCCTTCGCAGACAGCAATGCCTCTTTTGCCAATGATTCTAGTTGTGCAATCTCTGTGGAGTTCTTCCCAAAGTTTTGTGCGACATACACAGCCAATGCTCTACCCATAGCGTGTTTAACTAATGGACCTAGCAGGGTGTCTATTTTCTGGTCTGTGACATCGAAGACATACTCGATCTTAGCCGTACTCTGGTCGGTACAGAGACAGCGACGAGTGTCTTCATTTACGGTGCCTTCATCGGTCACTACACATTCTATCTCCCATAGGTTGATCGCCAGTCCTCCAACATGATTGGGTTGGTTCTCTAGTCCATTGAGTCGCCAAATCCTCAGAGAGTCTGTTGGGAGCGTGTATGCGTAACTCCACCTGCTAACAGGGGCCACCGCATCTCCAGCGTTGTCGGTTAGCCCGCTAAGGATAGCGGTCTTTTTCGCCCCATTCCAAACATGGTCCGCTAGGAACTGCTGCTTGAATAATGGGTAGACATTACTGATTAGTTTCTGTTGAGGGCTACCGTCGCTAGTTGATGTAACTGCTGTTACACCCAAACTTACTAATGCGGTATTCCAAATATCTATAAGTGCCAATGCTTGCCTCTCAGTTAGGATTGTGAAGTCTATGCCACCCAACCCGGAAATGGTTATTACGGATTCAACTATCGTTGGGCCAACCGCAGTTAGCGTGTCTGCGGCACTGCTAGAATCCGTAATGGACAGTAACGCTGCTAGCATTCTGTCTAGTTGGTCGTCGGTTGTCGAGGTGTCCGTGAATGCTAGATGGTATCTCTTGATGCCTGTGAGGGTGTCAGAAGTCGAGGAACTGTCCGTTATGTTGAGTATTAGCCCTTTAGAGGGAGTTAGTGTATCCGAGGTCGCAGCAGAGTCGGTAAGGGACAGCGTTCTACCTACTGTAATGCTTAATGTATCGGCAGCAGACGAAGAGTCGATCTTGGTGAAGACCTCGGCACCAGACTTGATTGCCGAAAGGTCGTCGGATGCTGTGCTGCTATCTGTGCTTGCTTGAGTTACCGATTTGGTTACGGCTAGCGTGTCTGAAGTAACCGTGTAGTCTGTAGCCCACCCAAGTGCCACGAAGAGTTTATTTGGGAAATACTGTCGAGTTGCCTTAGTTACGGCCAGAGTATCTGAGGAACTACTAGAGTCAGTCTTAGTGAAGACCTTATTGCCAGACTTAGTGGCTGAAAGCGTGTCGGATGCAGCAACTGAATCGGTAACTGTCAGGGCTACAGACTTGGTTGCCGAGAGTGTATCGCTAGTTGTACTGGAGTCCGTCTTGGTGAAGACCTTAGCACCGGACTTCTGAGCGTCTAGCACATCAGCAGCGGTGGAACTGTCTGTTATCGCTAGAGTGACGGACTTCCTAGCAAGAAGGGTGTCTGCTGATGTAGCAGAGTCGGTCTCCGTGAAGACCTCAGCCACGGACCTGACTGCTAGGAGCGTGTCGGATGCTGTTGCCGCATCCGTCTTGGGAAGGTATACGGCTTTTGTTGTCGCTAGCGTATCTGAAGAACTAGCAGAGTCGGTCTCCGTGAAGACCTCGGCACCAGACCTGACCGCTAGAAGTGTGTCGCTAGTAGTTGAGGAGTCGGTTGGAGTTTCCGTACTGGACTTGCTTACCGAGAGCGTATCGCTAGCAGAGGAACCATCTGTAATGGTTATTGTTGCAGACCTGTCGGCAACTAGAGTATCTGAAGAAGCCGCACCATCCGTGACCGAGAGCGTCGAATCCTTCTGGGTTGCAAGCGTGTCCGAGATAGCAGCCGAATCCGTAACCGATAGAGCCACACTCTTCGTTGCTGTCAGCGTATCGCTAGCAGCAGAACTGTCCGTTTCCGTGAATGTCCTCGCACTTGTCTGGGTAGCCACAAGAGTGTCAGAAGCAGTGGAGGTATCCGTCTTTGTTTCTGTTACTGCCTTGGTTGCGGCTAGTGTATCGGCAGCAGACGAACTATCTGTTTCGGTTAGGACATTGGCTTTAGTGCCCGTATAAACATCGGAAGCAGTTGCCGAATCCGTTATGGATATTGAAGCAGACTTTACCGCCATTAGCGTATCTGCCGCAGTAGCCGTATCTGTTTCTGTGAATGCCTTCGCACTTGTCTGGGCATCCACAAGGACATCGGAACTCGTTGCTGAGTCAGTAACCGATAGGCTGCTTGCTTTGGTAGCAGTTAGTGTGTCTGAGGCTGTACTGCTATCTGTATTGGATTCCGTTGCTGCCTTTTGAGTTGTTAGCGTGTCTGAGGCTGTAGAGGAATCCGTATTGGTTTCTGTAGCAGACTTACTAGCCGATAGAGTATCGCTAGTAGTGGCAGTGTCGGTTTTCGTTTCTGTAGAAGCCTTGGTTAGCGTAATGGTATCTGAAGTAGTCGAACTGTCTGTTTTTGTGAATGTATTGGGAGTGCCGCTCGAAGCCTCTCTGAGAACAATCCAAGAAGAACCAGAAACCTGATTATTGTTGCCACTAGCCTGTGCCGGGTTCACATTGTCCATAGCGGTGCTGACAAAGGAAGACTGCGAACGGTACATCCCGAAGGATGTGGGAGAAGAACTCCCAGCCTCACTTAGATTGAATGTGTCTGTTGTTCCAGACCCGGCATCGTGTAATCCCGCAACCCAACCTCCGGGTGGAGTAGGAGTTCCCGTAGTCCATGTCCAATTGTGACGACCAAATGTACCGAAACATACAATAGCGTGGGGGACATCTAGGGAACCGCTAAAAGAATTCCACCAAGCCCCCGCACCTGAGGGAGCCAAGAACTCAATTGTGTCATCTCCAGTATTGTCAAACATCCCCGTCATTTGCATATTTGTGGAGGAAGTAACAGTAGAGAAATATGTTGAAGTATCCACTCCACGGTAGGCTGAAAGCATCACGGAAGAGCGAAACGATGTACCCCAGTCAACATCTATGGTTAGAAGTCCGGCATCATCTAGGTCGTCGTCTGTGACAACAAAATAGAACAAGGCAATAGAACGATTCCGCCTGGTGTTGGCAGAATCAACCCTAATCTCGCCCCACCAGTCAGTACCTTGCCCTGAAGTGTATACCCAGTAGTTGGAGTTGATGTTTTGCGGCCCTGAGCCTGTCGCATCTACAATCGTAAATGGAGACGAGGAGATAATCCCCGACATTTGCCTCTTGAAGTTGCACGATAGGAAAACTAAATCACCAGCCTGTAGCAAATCATGCGTAAGTTGAGTTGTGCTTGCGTTGCCCTGGAAAGCGAGCGTCATAACTGGATTAGGTGCGAGTAGTTCTATTGCCATTAGTAATCGACAATCATCTGGACAGTAACCGTCCCGATCTTATAAACATTCTCCATATAGATTTTGATGGAACTGGCAATCGTAGAATCGTTGGGTGACGGAGCGTTCAAGATGTCAGCATCGGTCCAAGTATCAGCGGCCAGTGAACTCAAATCAAAACTGGTTGTGTACGCCTTGTCATAGGGAGTAATTGGGGAAGTGCCTTGGTAATAGGGATGGGTGCTGGGCAAGTAACTGTTGCTTGATGTCTGTAGGCCATACTTCCACGCTAACCATCCCTCAACATACTGTCTTTCTTCATCAGTCCAAGCATTGCCGACTATTAGTATCCTAGCAAAGTTCGCCTTATTGCCGTTCCATGAGTTGCTCTGCCTAGCATTGCCGATGATCGATGGCGAGAATGTCCCGCTAAGATCTTGGCCCGTGATGATCTCGACTCCACGCCGCCAGCAGGACACTCGATCATTCGACAACCTCACCGCAATGTGGATGTCTTTGTTCTTCATGTTTGTTGAGGATCCGGCAGTGGACTCGAACAGGTTCCCCGATTCGTCCTGAATCATAATGTTCCGATTTGAGCCAGTGCCATACATGGATGCCCTGCTAGCACTCCCGACATCCGACCCAAGCAGGGGTTTGTTGTTGTTGTTCCCGTTGTCGATGACCAGAGCGATTGAGAACTCTTCTCCAGAAGCGAATGAAGGAGCAGGAGAGGGAAGGATCAAACGCTCATCGCCACCGGTATTCACGAAATCAATAGCAGGGAATCCGGTGATGAAATCGCCTGAACTCATCCACTCAGGCTCATTCCCTGATGCCGCAACGATGCTGGACCCATCGGCTGAGTTTGGAATGTCCGTAATGCTGTCGCCATCGGCTAGTTCATCGGCAAGAGATAGCGGATTGATGTCAACAGAAAGGTCTGCAACATCCATAGACTTACCCACGGGAGAGGCACAGTCTATGTTCACTCTGCCAGTACCGCCAGCAGACGACTTCTTTACCCGGCACTTACCCAGTGTTAGAGATCCGTAAACACCTAGAGCATAAATAAATCCTGTGGCACTGTCTGCCAAGTCACCATCGAACTCTATGGTGAAAGTCTTAGAAGCCATGATCCATCCTTATAAAAAGGGAGGGACGGCAGCCCGAACTAAACCGTCCCTCCCAGCGACAGAAAGGTCTAGGTTAGGCTAATTTGGATGCCGTAAGTGCCAACGAGTAAGTAACCGCAAGTGTGTCGTTATCTGCTAGAGTAATTACGGCCATAGTCTCACCAGTGCCAGCAGCACTGACTGTTCTTCCAGCAAGCAACTTGATGTCTGAGACATTCGCTGTGTCTATTCTGTCTGCAACCCAGATACTATTTATAGTAACTGAAGTAGTAGTTATTGAGGCTTTAGCAGTAATGGTTGTTCCTGTAATGGTGAAAACTCTGTCAGCAGAAGTCCCACCAGTAGGAACATAGGCAGTAGTAAATACATCTACTGGACCCGCTGCCCTCCAACAACCAAAACCTGTAACATTACCAGTACCAGTATTAGGATCCACAACAGAAACATTAGTAGCAGTGCTGTCTGGATACAGAGCATCGACAGTTCCTGCTTGGGTATCATTATTGGCAGTATTGACACTACCAAAAGTAGCGGATGTGACCTCATCCCCCGCATCCCAAGCAGCCTGATCTGTAGCACTCATATAGATCGCTGTAGCAACTGTTGCAGCAGTATTGCCCGATGCGGTAGCATCTCCTGTAAAACCAAACAGCATCTTTTCAATGCCTTCTTGTGAAAGAGCATTGGGACCACTGTGGTCCGTCACTTTGCCAGTCTTGGCACAGGTATGCTTGATGTCAAACCAACCCATAACTCCAAGGCCAGACACGATGCCTGGATTTTTCTTAATGTAAATACCGAGGCTATCCCCGGCAGAAGAACTGTTACTCATTTTATTGCTCCGTAACTTTGAATTTGGTTGCTAAAAATACCAAGGTCTCTTCGTCATTTACGGAGATATTTGGCACGACAAGTTCCCAGTAAAGCAAATCTGAAAGATCCGATGCGGCCACTTCTGCCTTGCTAGTTCCAAGGTTGTACTCGTAGGTAGAAGTAGCCGAACTGAAAACTCCCATAGCGACAATGGTAGTTGCGGCTGGAAGGCTAACCGTTCCAAACCTGATACCATTGTTGTTGTAGATTTCACGCTTACTGGGATATACAGCACTCTGTTGCGGAGCAGACCAGTATGGAGTTCCGTCCCCCTGATCTGATTCAAAGACCTGTATCCGGCTAACAGCGGTTCCTAGCCCAGCCGTATCTTCAACGCCCCACTCCACCCATTGATCTGGCGAGTTCAGGGTTGGTGCCACACGCAAGCAGTTCACATAGGTAGTAGCAACTCCGGGGGCAGCGATATTCCGCAATCTGTTCAATGCGTAATCAGACACAGTGAATGTTTTGCCTGCCATACTGCTGCCCCCGGATTCTACAATTCCTTAGTTCTAGTCAATGCAACGCTTGATGAGGATCTTATCCCCGTCAAGACGAAGCCCGCCAAGTCCCAGCGAGTGGTAAAGTTGAAGTGCGTAACCACGCTCAGGAATCTCGTCCATTCGCACAGTCACTTCTTCGGCCTGACCGTAAACAAGTGCCGAGTCGGTGTAGAAGTAAACTTCGTGACCTGTATCAGCAGATCCCGCTGCCCTTTCGACTACCGTAGTAAAGGGTCCAGTAGCGGGGGTCGAGCCATCAATGTCAACGCCTCCAAAGTTGCCCGCAGCCACCCCTGCTGCAATCCCAGTAACCTGAGTCGTAACCCTGAAGTCAAATCCCATGTAGTTCATGGGGGCACCGTTCACCAGCGGCTTACCGTCATTGAAGTCGATGCTGGTCAAACGATTGTCGTCTGCATCTTCCATGAGTTGGTAGAACTGGTTTGGGTGGAGAACGCAGAACACACGATCTCCCGGCTGGATGGCGTTCTTCGCATGAAGAGTCTTCCTAGCCTGGATCAAGGTGTTCACGCCCAGTTTGGTAGGCAGGACATTTGTTACTGCGGCTGCTAGGTCAGAGCCATTCCAAAGGTCAGTGTAAGCAGTGGCTAGCATATAGGAGTTACCAGAAAGACTGGCAGCATATCCGTCAGCAGCAGTTTCTAGCACCTTGGACGGAGGAACATTGTCGTAAAGGTATTCGCCTTCAGCAGCAGCAACACCAGTAGTGAGGGCTTGGTTAGTAGCGGGCATGAAATCGCCAGCAGTGCAATTAGCAAAGTTTTTAGTGCTAGTTGCCGCCCCGAACTTGCTGCCGTCAACCGTGATGGCTGCTTTGATCGCATTGAGGATTACTGTGTCCTTTTTGCGATTGAACATCGCAGACACATTTTTGAGAAACTGACCGTCAGGACGAACAGCCCGCATTAGAGCGTACTGATCTCTCGGGTCGAACAGTTCTGCGTAATCAACGAATGTCGGATTGACAAGTCTGCGTTCGGTATCCGTTACTTTGTACTGGATCGCATCGCCATTACCGTGATCTCCGTATGTCTGACCACGCTTCCTTGTCGCAAGATCGGTATCGGCGTGTTTCATGTATCGGTCAAAGGAAAGCACTTCGCCACGCATGGCTTCGTTGATGCAGGTGTCCTGCAAGATGCTTTCGGATTGCTGAAGTTCAAGCCTGATGAGGTCTGTATAGGCCCGCTTGAATAGTTTTATGTAGGAATCGTCTGAATCCGTATGATACGGACCCGCCGTAGAAGCAAAGCCAGGAGGCTGTGGAACGACAATCGACATTGGATTAGCCCTCTCGGTAAGTTTTAGTTCTTATCGAGAGGTTGTCCGGCTCCGGGCCTCTCTTGGTGCTTACGGCACCCATTAGTCGCTAGTCTTTCCTAGCGTCAGTCCGGCCCGGAGCGATCTGGGTTATCGAACGCCCCTAACTAGGACGCATTAGCAGTCAAGTGTCAAGACTTTTTTCTCCTAGAGTATGTCGAGTTCGAGGCTTTCCTCCTGTTAGTAGCCTTGGAAACTATGCGTAGGTTGGACTTCGCATTGGTTCCACCCTTCTTTTGAGGCTTCTTGTGGTCTACCTCACGAGGATCTCCCGGCTTGAGTTTCTTCTTCCTCCTAGCCTTATTAGCGTTATTCCTAGCATCTTTGGCTTTTCTCGTGGAGTGGTACTCTGCGTACTCCTTCTTGTAGTCCCGTTTCTTGACCATATCACGCACCCCATTTGCTTGCGAGTCTCGGGTCCGTCACCCCTTCATACCCAGCATCTTCAAGTTTCTGCTGGATATCCATAAACTCTCTCAGGACTTCCTCGTGATCTGGATCCCTGTTATCCCTAAGGGATCTCATTAGGGCCAATTTGCGTCCACGCTCTGCTAGTTTAGCGGCACTGTCTCCTAGGGAGGCAAGCCCCGTTTCCGAGTCTGGTGTTACATCGTCTGACATTTGTTCTCCTAATTTAACCATGAAATCCATTACTGCCGGGTGGTGCCCCATCCCGGTCTCCTCCATTACCAACTTCAGATCGTCATTCTGATTGACGAAGTGTTCCAAAGCCCTTTCTGCTAAAGCACTCTTCTTGTCCAAGTCTTCCCCGTAGATACGAGCGGCAGACCTCTTCCAACCCTCTATGGAGGAGGCTTTCTCGCTAGCCCTAGCAATGGCTCCGTTCTCTTTGTTTTCGACGATTGCCTTGGCTAGGACTTCCCACTGCTGAAGGGTGACCTTGTTCTGATGGGACACATCGCCAACCGCACTCAGCAGTTGGTCGTCGGCATACCCGTCTGGTAAATGGTATTCCTCACGACCAGAAGGAGCCTCTCCAAGTTTCTGACTAAGTTCTTGGTATGACTTTGCTAGGTCTCCCACTGAACCGAACTTGTCCAATAGGCTGTCCCTGTTTTCCATGTCGGACGGCAAATGTTCGTTTAGTTCACTCACTTTGAATCCTCTTCCCTTTCTCCTTGTTTCTGCAACGCAACTATTTTGAAGTACGCTGCCCTCATGCCCTGCCTCTTAGCAAGAGCCAACGGGTCGATAGGCATCCTGCTAGCAAGACCAGCAGACTCCATCTCTTTATTGTAGACCTCTTCTGGTTCTAGCGTGTCCTCAATATGGCACACTTTCCTTAGGTACTCTAAGAACTGAATTCCCGATTTGGTCTTCAGGAAGTTCGTAACATGAGAAATGAATACTAACTGCTCCTTCGGGATCACTGCATTCCTCCCGGTTGAGGCTGCTGTTGCTGTGGAGGTTGCTGCTGCTGTTGCTGCTGCTGTTGCTGCATCTGCTGTTGTTGCTGTTGCTGTTGCAACTCTCTTTCAGCCCTAGCCATTCTAAACGCCTCAACCTCCTCTGGGGTTCTCAGGATCACCGCAGGAATGTCGCTAATCATAGCGTCATATTTGGCTAACTGATCTGGAGAGATATCATCTAGGTAGACTGGGTTTTGAGTTGCCTGATACAAGGCAAGTCTACGCTCTAGGAATGCTTGTATCCTCATACTGCCGCTAGCCTTTTGTGCGGTAAAGAAAGGAGACTGGTATGAAATCTCTACTTCAGCATTGGGGATCTGTTCTGCCAACATATCTAACTCTGGTAGATGTCCGGCCCTCTGCATGATCTCGATAATGCTAGTAATCATTGGATCCAAGAACTCGTAGTTAACGATGTCCGCACTAGCACTTAGCCTCTGCAACGCCCTTGATTGTCTTTGGCGACTCTCCTCGGCACTCCTAGGTTGAGTTTCTGGTTCGTCTAGCAAGTCACCAAGAAACGCTTTCTGGATCTGCTCCCTGTCCAGTCTTGCAATAGAGTCGGCGACATCGTACCGGGTTTCGGACTTCAAGTATTGTGGCCCCATCTTGATCGGCGGCCTTGTAACCATTAACCCGTTAGGAGTGATGTCTAGTTCAACCATAGTGTCATGCTCAACCATGAGCGGTGGATTCAAGTCTTTTCCAGCAGCGATTAGGATCTGGCGGCGTAACTCATTGATACCCATTGCGTCAGCCCTAGCAAGGTGGCCCCTGCCTCTGCCGTAGTCCTCGCCATCTACAACCATCCATCTGGCAACAATATACGGGCAGTTCTCGAACCCAGACTCTTTAAGGATCATGGGGTTCATGTCGATGTCTGCCATGTACACAGAAACCCAAGGTTTGTTTTCAGCCGACTTGATCGCCCCTTTAGGAGCCTTGTTCTCATTCTCATATACAAAATGAAGGAACTTAATAGGCTCCATCGGTTCATTCATACTCATACTCTGGCTTGCTTGTTCTCCAGCCATACCACCAAAGAACCTGAACGCATCAATCGCAGGCATCTCTATTTCTCTGGCAAGAAAGAAAGGCTTCCCCTTATGACCTACAGTCCACCACATTCTTCCAACTGGAATAGCCTGGAAGACTAATCCGGAGAAGGTGGAGCCGTCCGGGCTTATTGCAGGCTCGTCCTCTTTGACATGAAGTGTTCCGTTTCCAAGAACAGCGAAGTCTCTAATGAATGTGGCCGCTTCAGTATAAAAGTTGCTGTCTGCTAGTGCCGATAGAATCTTCTGGGCAACACGGTCCAGAATCATTCTGATCTCTACTTGACCATCAAATGGGGGTTTAGCCCGGAGCCTAACCCAATCAGTTCCGCTAGGAATGATTGCACCTTTTAGGAAGTTGACGAAAGTGTCAGCCGCCTGCATTGCCGTTGTGTCGAATACGCCGTTGACTCTCCTGCTTCCTTGCGAGCGGACAGTAGTGATGTCTCCCCGGTACGGCATCATAAGATCGCTAATGTCCTGCCAAGATGCCTCGAAGTTATGCCTAGCAGACTTCAGCGACTCATATCTGCTTACCAGTTCATGTATTTTTTTATTCATTGCCTATGTCCCCTATAACCGGACTAGAAACTGGAAAAGAAGTCGTACTCGGGAATCCTGAAATTGGACATCCCTTTATTGTTCTCCGACTCAGCATACCGAAGCATCATTATGGCTTTGTGCAATGCGTCGATTATGTGGTCGTCCTGCCTCTTTGCCACCTTACCATGATCGTGCTTGTATCGTCTCTTCTCTGCCATGAACTTCTGGCATGATACAAAGACCTTGAATCGGTCAGTTGCCATTCTCTCGCAGATCTCCTCAACAACGGTCATTATCGCAAAGGTCTTCTTTCCCTCTGGACTAACCATGTGAGAGAACTCTCTTAGCATATTTACGCCATACTCCTTGTACTTGCCAGCGATGGTGGACCCATCAGTGAACCCTCGTCCTCCATCATGGGGCCACGCACATGGAATGGTAGATCCGCCCATATTAAGTAACCTGTGGCAGTACATGGGGAACTCTTGGCCATTCTCCTTATACTCACCTGTTAGGTACACTATGTCTGAATCTTCGTCATAAGCCATGCGGGCGGCAGCGAATGTGCCAACTCCGTGCGGGAAGTCCAGGCCAATGATCTTCTTCCAGTGCCTAGGTATCTCGAAATCATCCACATACAGGAACTCGTCAGGGGCAGTGTAGATTAGTCCTGCACCCCGGACTGGCCTACCATGAAGCCTAGCCTCTGCTAGGGGGTGGTTATCGTACTTGTCTAGCAGCCTAGCCCGATCTTCGTCCGTCATGTGTTCGGCATCGGTTATGTCGTAGTTTATTAAGAATCGAACATCAACATTGTCAGAGTTGTCGAACAGTAGGTAGAGTTCGGTTTCCCCTTGGAGTGGTGTCATGGCTATGTCCATATAGCCGTTAGTAGCATTCAGGCGGGCTGAGAACTCGTCATACACTTCAAATGGGGGTTCCTCGTCACAACCAATCCAGTGCAAGGTGTACCCCTGAAGTCGTTGCCAACCACTTGAATAAGAGAATACATAGCACTTGGAGTGTCCGTCAAACTCCCCGAACTCGTCATAGTGGCGGACTTGGAAGTAGTCGATCTGATTCGCTACCCCTCCAGAGATCCTCACAATGCGATCCTCTTCGACGGCATGGAGCGGGATATACCCAGTGCCACGATCTGACACGGGTCCAAGTAGCCGCTCGCACAGGAGGTCTCTGGTCGATTGTGCAGTCTCGCCACCAATAGCAGCGTCGATTGGCCCGTCGAATCGTGGGCCTTCATACCCGTCGGGGTAAAGCCCGGTAAGATGGTAGGCGGCCTTCATGCACAGAGCAGTGGACTTGCCCGCTTGGTTGAGCCCTGAAAACAAGGTCTCGTGCGACTGCGTACAGATATAGTCCCACTGCCTAGCATTAGGAGTGAGGCGAGACAGTATGTCAGAGGAGAGACGCTTGTTCAGTTCCTCTTCTAGTTTCAACTGCTCTATGAGGATGGACCTATCCTCGTCGCTAAGATCGCTCATCAGTCAACACCTTCCAGGCCAACGCTACCTGCCTTGGGACTTGTCCGTTACCAAGTGCCCTTAGCCTGCTAGCCCTATGCCTTTTAGAGACGGTTAGCCTGGGGACTTCTCCAGTGTTACCAGGATCTTTTAGCCAGGTCAATGTGCTGCTAGCAACTAGCCTGTCTGGTGAAGTCCAGCCGACGGGCATACCCATGAGCCATTCAACCCAGTCAGGGTTAAGCCTTCCTTCGTTATCCGGGCCTTCCCACACAACACGACCTAATAGTCTATTTACGGGCACATTGGGACAGTACACGCTGTCCTTCCAGTCTCTCGCCGTTGGAGTGGGCCACACACCACCAACGCTTGCGAATGTGGGGGGCTCCTGCGGCTCTCGCTGAAATAACTCCCCATTCAGCATTGTAGCCGAGACTGGCCAAGTCGCCGGACAATACTCCTCCCAAGTGTTGAACAACGGCTGGCACATTCTCCAAGAAGACATATCTGGGTCGTACCTCGCCAATGATCCTAGCAACTTCGGGCCAGAGGTTTCGTTCATCGTCAATTCCGGCTCTGAGACCTGCTTTACTGAAGGGCTGGCATGGAAATCCAGCAGAGACAACATCGACGATGCCATGCCAAGGTTTACCGTTAAATGATCGAATTTCGTCCCAGATGGGGAATACAGGCAGGTG